CTAAGAATGTAAGAGATGAAATGGCAGACATAAGAGGGCCTGACGTAGTGCACTCAGCTGATGACTTACCATTTTGACAAAGAGGAACACAAGGAAGGACAGCGAAGGAAGATATACTTCTTAGCGAGAGAGCTATGGCCTATGCAAGATAAGTATGCTCCATCGGGCGATCACACATGGGCAGAAGTATTTGAAAGACACGCAGGCATGACGCTAGAAGAATATAAAAAGTATGCCATTGAAAATAACTTAAGGAAAAAATATATAGGAGATTCTAAATGACAGGGTTTAAAACTAGCTTAGGTGAAGAAATCTTTAAGACTAAGTACGCCTCTACACCATATGAGACGTGGCCTAACAGGGCATTTACCATAGTTAATGATGTGTGTGGATCAAGAGACGGTAGAGAAGATCCTATTATGCACAAGTCAGACATGGATTACTTAGTACATACTATATGTGACTTTAAGTTTATGCCGGGAGGAAGATACATCTACTACACAGGTAGGGATGCTAGCTTCTGGAATAATTGTTACCTACTTAGACTTGAGGAGGACAGTAGAGAAGAATGGGCAAACCTGACACAGAGAGCGATGTCATGCTTGATGACTGGCGGTGGAATTGGAATAGATGTAAGCATTGCCCGTCCAAGTGGAAGGCGCTTGCGAAGAACGGGAGGTGTTGCGTCGGGCCCGATTCCATTACTACATACTATAAACGAAGTGGGAAGAAACGTAATGCAAGGTGGATCAAGGCGATCCGCTTTATATGGAAGCCTTAACTGGCAACATGAAGATGCCGGAAACCTATTAAAAGCAAAGAACTGGCATGACATATTGATAGGTAGGCAAAAAGAATATACCATGTCTGATCTTAAAAAGCTTAACTTTAACTTCCCGGCGCCACTAGACATGATGAACATATCATTGAACTATGATGACGCATTCCTAAAGGAGCTAGAAAAATCTAGCATACCGGAAGTATTCATTACTAATACCAAGCAAGCAATGATGACAGGTGAACCTGGATTCAGCTTTAACTTTGGCGCACAAGAAAACGAGACACTACGTAACGCCTGCACAGAAATAACTAGCGAAGATGACAGCGACGTATGTAACCTAGGTTCTGTTAACATGGCTAACATAGAAACCATAGAAGACTTTAAAGATGTAGTTAGGATAGCATCCAAGTTCCTAGTATGCGGAACCATACGAGCTGAGTTACCATACAAAAAAGTATACGAGGTAAGACAGAAGAACCGAAGGCTTGGCTTAGGTCTAATGGGGATGCATGAATGGTTACTTAAACGTGGTTACACTTACGAAGTTAACGAGGAGTTAAAGAAATGGTTGAAGGTATATAGAGATGAATCTGAAAGAAGTGCAAACAAACACTGTGATAGATTTTACCTGTCTCGCCCTAAAGGGTATAGAGCAATTGCTCCTACAGGTACAATTGCGATCATCGCTGGAACTACCTCTGGAGTTGAACCTGTATACGCCACTTCTTACAGGAGGCGCTACCTTTCAGATGGAACAAAATGGAAGTATCAGTTTGTTATTGACGGCACAGCAGAATCCATTATTAAAGAAACAGGTGTCAGCCCTGAGAAAATCGAATCGGCAATCGACCTCGCCGGAGACCCAGAGCGAAGAATAAAATTTCAATACGATCTCCAGAAATATGTAGACCATGCTATAAGCAGCACACTTAACCTGCCTACATGGGGATCAGAACTAAACAATGAAGATAAGGTAAAAGACTTTGCTAAGATAGTATCTAAGTACGCGCATGGATTAAGAGGCCTTACCCTGTATCCAGATGGTAGCAGAGGAGGACAACCCATCACACCGTGTGACTATGAAGAAGCTAAATCAAAACGTGGCGTTATCTTTGAGGACAATAGCGAAGAACAATGTTTAACTGGAGTATGTGGAATATAGGAGAATAAAAATGGAAGAACAAGAAATCTTTCAGCATTGGAACGGACCTTTCAAACCCATTACGAGTGATCAGTTAGAGGACATATCGACCAGACATGAGCGAGAACCTGAAGATACTTCAGACCTTAAATACCACAAGCCAAAATATCTTTCACCAAAGAAAGGATTGTTTACAATAGTAGAAAAGAAAAGAGGAAGATTTAAAGAGATAAAAACATTTAAACTTCTCAAGAAAGCCAGAAAATATATATCAGGAACAGACTATATTATCTGGTATAAGCCAGAACAAGGGGAGATATGAAACAAAAAGGAAACATACTAATCATACCAGACCCTCACGCATCTCCAGACTATGACAACAAAAGGTTCACAGCTCTAGGAAACTTGATAGTGGACAAGCAACCACATATAGTCTTATGTCTAGGAGACATGGCAGACATGCCAAGCCTATCTTCTTATGATAAAGGTACTAAAGGATTTGAAGGCAGGAGATACAAAAAGGATGTAGCCTCTACTATAGATGCTCAAGTTAAACTCTTTGAACCTATAAAGAAACTAAATGCAAACAAGAGAAAGAGAAAGGAGAAACAATATAAACCTAAATTACACATGTGCCTTGGTAATCATGAAGACAGAATAACTAGGGCAACTAACTTCTCTCCAGAACTAGAGGGAACCATAAGCATTAATGACTTACAGTATGAAAAATTTGGATGGAAGATTACACCATTCAAAAGCTGTATAACATTAGGTGGTATAGTCTTCTCACATTACTTTACATCTGGCGTGGCAGGGAGACCTATCAGTTCAGCGCACACAGGCTACCACCTGATAACTAAGCTACATTGCTCAGCAGTCCAAGGACACTCGCACCTATACAACCACGCAGAACAAACAAGACCTGACGGACAAAAGATATTCGGATTGTCTGCGGGTTGCTACTCACACCCCAAGTACTCTGAGAGTTGGTGCAAGGACACCGAGTACACATGGTGGAGAGGGGTGGTAATGTTGAATGGACTAGATGGTGATGGATACTACGATGACATACATTCTATAACACAACGCAAATTAATGGGAGAATATATCTAATGGATGAACACCCAAAGGATTGTCCATTCTGTGGATCACCAGGAATTGTTGGGGATTTTATGGTAGGATGTGGTAAATGTAAACTAGGATTTGTATTTGATCCTAGAGTACCACCGCTAAGAACAGAGGCTTTAACTAACTGGAACCGGAGAGTTGATGCTGTTCCTTAAGCATCTGTTTGGTCTGGCTCTTTGGTACTCACTATATGTAACAGCTTCTTGCTTATTCGTTTACGCCGTTTTTGGATAGGAAAAAATTTATCAATCACTCCGTGCGCCCCAGAAATGGGGCGTATTTTTTTTACACATCCAATAGGAAATGCATGTATACCGGCCCACTCCTTCTTACCATCCATATCTCCTAGAGTGTTAGCTATCTTTATAGTCTTGTCATCTTTAAAAATAAGATAACCAACTGACCAACACCTAGTAGGATCAACCTCCTCTGGCTTCTCCCACCCTGACGTAGCTAGTATATCTACCCACTCTATCTCAACAAACTTAGGCCTCATTGGCTAGCCTTAAATTGATATCCACCACGCTTCCTTTCCAACCCCATCGGTTTAGTATCACCAAATAACTTCTCATACCCCTGCATCATAGCTACCCACTCTCTAACTTCAATCATTTTTTTACCCGCTAATTTTAAATACTCTGCTCGGATCTCTTCCCTCTTGCGTGGATCGCGAGTCTGCATCATCAATGATCTCATCCTATCTAATATCTCCCTCACCTCATACATCTTTTTTCTTTGCTTTTCTTTAACAGCAAACTCATTAAAGTTATAAGTATTAAGCCCAACCATAGACATGTAGGCTTGAGGAACAGTAACCCTAGGCAACCCATACCTATCTATATTGCCATCCATCACTCCATATGCTTGTAACAATTTAATAACTGGACCACCACCAGTAACAATATTACCAGACCTATTCCTTGGTGTTAAGAAAGGCGGTATCATGTTGCTAGATATAAACATAAGTATATCCTGATACTGCTGCATAGGAGAATCAGCTTCATTGTATATCTCATTACCTGTGAAGAAGTCTTTATTGTTTACCAACCCTTGGAATGCATTATAAGGTCCTGTCATCATTCCACTAGCGCCCCAAGACTTCTTGAACTCACCCTTCCATGCATTTTTAGCTATCTCCAAATGAGAATTCCATGGAAGCATGTAGCCTATATTAAGCGCACGCCACCTACCATGAGCATCCTTCCAAGGAAGGAAGTACATCCCGCCTTGATCTTCTGCCCACTCTGGCAACATACCCCTAAGCTTTTCAATATCATCATCATCCAGATCGTCTTGCTCAGCTAGCAATGCCTCAGCTAGAAGGAATGGTAATGCTACATAAGGAAGGAAAGATACTGGATTATCCTGTAGGTTTCTGGCTAACTGAAACATAACCTTAGCATTAAAGGTTATAAATGGGGAACCAAAAGGAACCTTACGCAACCACCTCAAACCCTGAGACACACTGCTGTAATCTAGGATAGCTTTGTTAGCAGCTATGGCAGCTTCACCCTCTGTCGCCCCCTTACTCTCCATCATATCAATCATCTTAGCTACCTTAAATAGAACCTCAGATTTCTGATATGCCCTGCCACCTACATCCAACCATTCATCAA